AAATCGAATAAAATTAAATCCGGGACTTCGTATAAATATACCGATTTTACATAAACTTACACGTATATCACTTAAAGAGCATTTTGTAAATCTTGATGAACAACATGCTTATACAAAAGATAATGTTCCCGTAACAGTATCTGGAACAGTATTTTACAAAGTAATTGACCCAGAAAAGGTATGTTTTACTATTGATGACCCATTCATGTCTGTAAAAAACGTTGGTGAAAGTTCGTTTCGTTCTATAATTGGACGATTTGATTATGATGAAATTATATCAAATCGTAATGATATTAATAATAGCATGTTAAATGTTTTAGGTAAAACGACTGTAGATTGGTGTATAAACACTACTAGATTAGAAATTCAAAATTTTGGGCCACAAAATAAAGAAGTAGCAAAACAACTTGAAAAACAAATGCAAGCGGAACGTTCGCGTCGTGAGAATGAACTTCAAACACAAGCTGACATTCGATCTGCCGAAGGTGCAAAACAAATAGCAATTCTTCAATCGGAAGGTTTATTTATTAGTGCAAAAAATAAATCAGATGCAGCAAAATATGAATTATTAACGAATTCTGAAGGATATTCTAACCAAATCGAATGTTTAACGAAAACATTTGATGGAAATTATGAAAAAGCGGCTGCTTTTTTACTTGAAATGAAACGACTTGAACATTTAGAAGAAATGGCGGGAAAAGACAATAAAGTTTATTTTATGAATGACAGTGGAATTTTTCCAAAATCACAAGTAATTTGTGATATGTTAAATGAAAATAAAAAATAAAATAAATTATAATAATATCTGTATTCAATGTAATTGTATTCAATGTAATTGTATTCAATGTAATTGTATTCAATGTAATTGTATTCAATGTAATTGTATTATTTGTTTGATATTTTACAAGTTTCCAATCGATATCCAATCGATATCTAATCGATATCCAATCGATATCCAAATAATAAAAAAAATTAATTTTTTATTATTTTGCAATAAAAATTATAATCATAAACTTTTAATAAATTCCCAATTAAGTATATAACAAATATCTTTCCATATTAAATCAGTTTCATGTAGTTTTTCTCTATCTTTAAGTAAAGGAAAATAAGATTTATATTTATCATAATCTAATAATTCAAGAAATTTATACAAAACATATGAATATGACAAAAAATTTTTTCTATTTTTTGGTTTAACATCTCTAAAAGGGCTTTGAATATCTTTAAACATTAGTCTTAATTTTTCTTCTAATTGTTTACTTAATATTGGCGGTGAAATTCCGTTAATTCGATAGAGTATGTATGGTATATGTTCATAAAATTTATTTAATTTTAATTTTTTAAGATATTCACGTATTTTTTTAGGTCTTAATATAGCTAAATTAGTTATTCTCTCTTTTTTAATTTCTAATATAAGTTTATTAAATACTTCTTGAGGTATTTCAGTTGATTCCTTTCCTTGAAATTGTGCAATACATTCATTAAAATGATTCATTCTTTTATAAGCAAAATAAGAAACTTCTGGTGGTGGGTCTTTAAAACTTGGTTTATCACTTTCTGTTATTATATTATCTTGTCTACCACATTGATGACATATTTGAAATCCATCAGATTGATAAATAGTCATTTCTATTTTGCAATCAGGGCATTTATCAAAATCTTTATTAATATATACTGTAGGATTATAATTTTTATCAATTTTTTTAAGATAATAATCTAGACAATTTGCTCTTTGGAATCCATCTTTTTTTTCAATAAAATTACTCATTTTTATATTTGTAAAATTATTAGATTCATCTTTATTAATTTGTTTTTTATTAGGTAATTTTATTTTTTCTCTATTATTATAAAAATCAATTACTGATATATATTGTTTATCTTTTAATTGATTTTTATCAGGTTTTTCATTAAATACCTCAATAAATTCATTTGGAACCGAAACATTTTCTTCATTTAGAGTATTTGGGTCATTTTGGGAATCATTTGGAGTATTTATATTTTCATAATAATCATGTAAAAATATACCAACATTTAAATAATATTGTATAATATCATCATTATTTTCAATTGAATTAATTTTATTTCTTAATTCTTTTAATTCTTTTTTTAATTTAAATTTATTATCAAAATCTTCATTTGTCATATCACAATTTAATTTCGATTTATATATTTTATATTCATTAGCAATTTCAATAAATTTTTTTTTTAATAATGGAATATTTTCACGATCATTATTAAAATTTTTGATAATATCTTTATGTTTAGAGTCAAGAGTAAATTTTTTATCTCCTTCATTATTTTTTGTCAATTTAGTAAAATTACGAAAATTGAACATTTTATATATATATATAATAATTATTACACTTAAAAATTTTTTAAGTAAATATAGTATTTTAAAATTTATTCGTAATTATATATGTTATTTTTTATAAATTACATATATAGAAATGAATAAAGATATTCACATTAATCAAATTAATCAAATTAATTATATAGATATTCAAAAAATGATATTTATATATAATGCAGTATTATCTGGATGGACAGTAAAACATTTAGGAAATAATATATTTGAATTTTTAAAACCAAAATCAAAAATTGATAGATATGAATTAGATTTAAAAGATTATTTAAAAAATTTTGTTGATTATAATTTAAATATAGAAAACATAAATAAGAAAATAAATTAATTTAATTAGAATTATAATTTAATTAGAAATTAGAATTAGAATTTAATTAGAATTTAATTAGAATTTAATTAGAATTTAATTAGAATTTAATTATAATTAAAATTCAATTTATTATTAGAAATATAATAAAATATAGACAACGTTATTATAAAATAATTAAATTAATTTAATTAATTAATTTAATTAATTGTTGATTTTTCAAAATTATTTTCTTAAATAATAGTATAAACAAATGGGAGGTGGATTAATGCAATTAGTAGCATATGGAGCGCAAGACGTATATTTAACGGGTAACCCACAAATTACCTTCTTCAAAGTTGTCTATAGAAGACATACTAACTTTTCAATGGAATCTATTGAACAAACCTTTAACGGAACGGCTGATTTCGGTAAAAGAGTTACATGCACTGTTTCTAGAAACGGTGATCTTATTCATAGAGTCTATTTACAAGCAACTCTTCCATCAGTCGAATCAACTGTTTCATCTCAATTTTTCAGATGGGTTAACTACATCGGACATGTTCTTATTAAACAAGTTGAAGTTGAAATTGGTGGTCAAAGAATTGACAAACATTACGGTGATTGGTTGACAATCTGGAATGAACTTACAATTGCCCCTGGACTTAAAAATGGGTATGATAACATGGTTGGTAATACTGTTGCTTTAACGGGAACTGGTTTACAATCCACTGATGCCACAACTTTATATGTTCCTTTCCAATTTTGGTTTTGCAGAAATCCTGGACTTTCTCTCCCATTAATTGCCCTTCAATATCATGAAGTTAAATTTAACTTAGAATTCAGACCCAAAAATGAATGCTATGTTTCCACATCCGCGACAACTGCTTGTGGTGCTTCTTCAAGTGGACTTGATGCTTTCTGTGTCCCATCTCTTGAATATGCGGCTCTTTTCATTGATTACATTTATCTTGACACAGATGAAAGAAGAAGATTTGCCCAAACTTCTCACGAATATTTAATTGATCAACTCCAATTCACTGGTGATGAATCAACTGTTAATACAAGTGTTAAAGTCAAACTTAACTTCAACCATCCTTGCAAAGAACTTATCTGGGTTGTTCAAAGAGATGACGTTATTAAACTTGGTTTCAACCAATGGAATAACTACACTGATGATTTCGATGCTGATGCTGGATGGGGTGCTAATGGTTCTCCTGACCCATCTCAATTAGTCTTCAGTAATGTTGAAGGTGATACTGACCTTTTCCCATTCGTTGGTGTTGGTGGTGTTGACAGTGATTACGCCAATTTCCTTACTGCCAATTCTGGATTACAACATAATACTAGTGGTCTTGGTGCTATTGGTGGAAAATTAAATGGTGTATTAGGCGCGACTAATGCCCAAGTCAGACCTGGCAATTTACCATCTGGACCCGGCCCAAATGCTTCTAACTTGGCACCAACTGATTTCAGTGCGTTAACCACTGCGGCTGATTTTGCTGATCATGCTGGTTTTGGTCCAATCAATGCTGGTAGAAACCCAGTTGTTAGAGCGAAACTCCAACTTAATGGACATGATAGATTCCAAGAAAGACTTGGTTCATACTTTAACCTTGTTCAACCATATCAACACCATACCAATGTCCCAATGACTGGTATTAATGTTTACTCGTTTGCCCTCAAACCAGAAGAACATCAACCATCTGGAACATGCAATATGTCTCGTATTGATAATGCCACTCTCCAACTCCAATTAACGCCAAAAGCTGCTCTTGGTTCTAAAATTAGAGTTTATGCCACTAACTACAACGTTTTACGTATTATGTCTGGTATGGGTGGTCTTGCCTACTCCAACTAAATGATTTTATATTTATGTGTTGTGTTTATCATTTACACATAATTATAATAATCATTATATAATAATCATAATTAAAATAAAAATATTATATTATAATATAATATTTTTATGAATATGCAAATAGAATTATCAAATGATACATTATCATTAAATAATAAAAAAGTATTAAACAATATTAAAAATAAATTAGATAAAAAATCTAAATCTTTTAAATATAATCCATTTTTACAACATAAAAAAAAAAAATATGAAGAATTGTCGAAATTATCAAACATTAAATCACCAAATTCTAAAAATGGTATTGCATTAAGTCCAGTTAAAAGCACAAAAGAATTAATTCAACAACTAAAATTAATTAAAAATACCGTCAATAAATCCAAAAATAAAAAATTTGGCCAAAATATTAGCGAAAATGCAAATAAATTATTACAATCTATTATAAATAAATATAAAAATAGTAATAACTTATCTAAACAAAACTTTAATAAATATTTATCCACAAAAAAAATAAAAATTATAGATGAAATTATGAATTTTACATATGAATTTTATAATTTATTTAATGAAAACCTAAAAAACTGCGAAGATACAAGTCCAAATAATAAATCATCTTTTATCACAATTTGCTTAGAATATATTCATGATAAAAACATTGATTTATATAATAATTTTCATAATTTTAACATAAATATTGAAAAATTATTAAATTATATATATGATATTCATATAAATAAACGATATGATATTTATAATAATAACTCTAATACAAGTCATATAGATTTAATTGCTCTTAGAGTTAAAATGCTACTAGATTCATATTCAATTGTTAAACAATCAAATAAAAAATTATTAGAATATAAAAATAAACATTCAAATAATTTTAACAATAAAAATAATTATAAATTTATTAGTTTTATTTACAATAATATCGAAAATTTTACAAAATATAATACACTTATATTAAACTTGAAAATTACACCAACCGAAAAAAAATTATAAAAATACTTCTTTTATATCAACATAATTAATCCCATTTTATATCACTAAAAGTATCTATACCAAATTTATCTTTTTTAAATTTTTTATTAGGTGTTGATTTATCCATAAATGTTGAAACTCTAGAAAACATATTACGTTTTTTATTTTCCAAATTAAAAGCTTCCCCAATTATATTTTTAAAACTATTATTTAATTCATTATCAACTTCATTATCAACTTCATTATC